AGTTCAAATGCCACACCGTCTTCTACACCTTCAAACTGATGAATTTTACCAGGCTTAACTTGTGTGAACTCACCCGGACCAAGGACTGTTTCATCTACCAAGCCTTCTTGGTCAGCGTCTTGCCATACACGCACAATCATTTTGCCTGACTCCACAAAGAAGCCATTCCACTTGTAACGATGCTCGTGTTCTGAACACTTATATCCTTTTTTAAACTCAATACGGTGAAACTCAAGCACACCGTTTGCATGGATCAATTCCGTCTGACCCCAAATTTTTCCTGCTTTCATAGTCATTTATCCTTCCTTGCCTTTCGGCGTTGTTACTATAATTATCACAATAATGCAGCCAAGTCAACGACTTCTGATTGCCTGCTTATTTCCTTGACAAAATAAGCACAGTGCGGATTTTCATTGTCATTTAAAGGCACTGTCAATAATTGTCCATTTTTCATTTTTGGAAAATACCAACGAACATCCTGATAGATGTTTATAATTTCAATTGGTAAAAATTCCGGTCTATACCCCTTCACAGGATTCATAGCAAATGCTTCAAACCCTCTTTCATTTATTGAAGTAAGTGGTAATACTTCCGGGTCCGATCCACATTCGCTATCGCCTACAAGTATACTCCAATCCAACGGCATCTGAATTTCATCTTTACCTATCTTCATTAGAATCGCCGGACTATTAAAGGATTCTAAAAAAATTAAAGGCATAAAAAAGAAATCAGGCTCTGCTGGAGTTGAATTATCAAGTACGCTAAATCTCGCTCCTTCGTCAACTTCTTCGGGTAATTCGTTTAAATCGAATGCCCTATTTTCAAGAGTCAATATTCTCATTATTTTTTCCTCATTATAACATTTCTGTGAGTGTTATCCCAGGCAGCAATTTCGTACCCAAGATCCCCACACCATTTTATCGCTCTTTCCTCGCCACGCTCCTGTTCAATTACAAGTATAGGATTGAATTTTTGAATAGTTTCTATGCAGCCTTTTAAAACTTTTAATTCGTAACCATCTACGTCTATCTTAATGTAATCAACATTCTCTAAATTAAATTCGTCAAGTGTATAAAATTGTTCATCATACCATTTTTCCTTAGGAATTTTTCCAGTGGTCATACTTCCTCCACCACTAACTTTTTCCACGGCATGCTTGTCTCCTAATGCACACTTGAAGTGTGTAATTTTTTTTAAATCAACATTTTTATGAAAAAGTTTTCTTCTTCTATAATCAAAACAAAATACATGCTCAAAATCTTTATGGAGATATCTTGCATATTCACCATCTCTACACCCTATATCAACAGCGTTCCTTCTGTTAGTAATAAAAGGCAAACTTTCAATCCAGGTTACTTTACAATGATGTTCTGGATATTCTCCAACTCCATCCTTGCTAATAAAATAATCCTTTTCATACCAATCCCAACTATAAGGATTTTCTTTGAATGATGTTGGCTCTATTGGATATCTGTTCATATGTTTACCTTTGTGACTGTGTGAGGATATTTCGCCTCTCTATAAAATCTTTTTCTTTCTGTTAAATGTCTTTTTGCATATTTGCAGGTTGATGTTATATCCCAAATTTGCACAAAGTCTTTGTCTTCTGCTTTTCTAATTCCGCGGCCTATACTTTGAATTACTCTAACAAAAGACTTGCCAGGCTCAATGAGGACGAGATTAAAAATTCTTGGAATATTAATACCCACAGCAGCAACACCGTAAGTGGCAATAATGATTTTACCATCCGAAGTTTTAATTTCGTCATACTGTTCTTTGCGTTCGTCAAGTTTCACATCTCCCTTAATAAATGTTGCTTCCGGTACGTTCTTTAATAGTTTTTTGCCAGTATCGATTCTATTGACCAAGACAAGCGTGTTACCATTCTTAGCAACCGCTTTTACATGATCACCGATGTATCTTAATCTTTTCTCGTCAGTAACTAACCAAGTATATTCTTCCTGATAGTTACGGAATTCTTCAATATCCTTTGTTTGTAGTATTTGTATGTCAAGTTTAGCCAGCACTCCTTTTTCCTGTAGATCGTGTGCGGATACATTGTTAATCACCGGACCTATTCCTGCAAGTATGCCTTGGAATTCCCATTGTTCCTTTGGTACGGTTCCAGTTAATCCCCATCTAATAGGCGCATTTCTAAAATTAACTGTTAGTAACTTTTTAAGAACATCGGCTTTGGCTTGATGGACTTCATCAATTATGACAGCTCTTACACCTTCTGTAAATTCTGCGAGTGTTAAACTATCGCTATCATAACTCTTTTTGTCTAATACATTAAGACTTTGCCAAGTACAAATTGTGTGTGTATGATTTAATTCTTTGCGGTCACCAAAATATACACCAACATCCAATCCTAAGTTTTTATAGTCTTCTTCGGTTTGTACCACAAGACTCTTATTAGGAACAATTACCATAGTTCGACCATACGGCTCGCATAAATGGCTTAACGTTGCTGTGGTAATTGTTTTACCAGCACCTGTCGCAACTTCTTGTAAAGATTGTGGATTTTTTAAAAACTGATTAACAACATCATACTGATAATCTCTTAGTACGATAGGCTGGCCTTCAAGTTGATGTCCTTTTGGCCATACTTTATTTTGATCTGCCCAATAGTTTTCAGTTATTTCATCAAAAGAAAATTGTTCGTTATTTCTGTTATCAATAACTTCAATATCATAACCGTCATTCTCAACTATAGGTAATATGATGTCAAGGTGTGCAAGAAATCCATTGCCACCAATACCAAAGAAACTTACGGTTCCGTCCCATCTTCCAAGTTTAAATGCTGGCATGTGTCGAGCATAAGGCAGATCGTATTTTAATTTATTAACGATCTTTCTTCGTGTCTCAACAGCCAACCCTTCAAATTTGATGTTGACTTCATCCTTTATTATAAGTTTACAGTTCGACAATATTTTCCTTCCTATTCATTGACGGTTGTATGTCTCCAACATATAAAACACAAGGATGAGATTTAAACATGGCTCTTACCGTTGTATTAGTTGTCGGATATAAATTATTACTTGCTACTATTGTAGCATAGTTTTGCGATTTAAACAACCACTTTGCTGGTTTAAATTGAAATATTAATACCTTTGCGGTGTCGATTTTTCCTCCAAAACCTTTATCTCTAACCCAATCGTTAAATTCTGGATTGTCTTTATTGGAAGTTCTAAAACAGACTCTGAAATCTTTTGGATTGTAATTTTCATTTTCAATAACTTCCGATAAAGATTTAATCCATTCCTCAACGTTGCTCGTTCTATCTAAAATTATACAGGTCTTTCCTTCCACGCTATAAACTAATTCAAGCAATTGTTTTTGATTTTTAATCCAGAAATGATTTGTTTCATTTGAACAAATTTTTTCCACAATGGTATTTGTAGGACCGTCAAAACAATGCCCCATTGATTTAGCCAACATCAAATCATTCTGTATATTACCAATTTTGTGCGTTTGAAAATATTCAAGAGATTCGTCCGTGGCATTTTTTAAAATAACTTCAGAATTTTTAATCATGGATTTTTTAATAAAGGATTCTTGATTATTCCATACTTCCTCTACTAAGGACATTGCTTCAACAAACGTGTCGTCAATTTCAAATTCGTGCTTCTTAGCAAATTCATAAAGTGCTATCAAATTCCATTCATAAAGAGAACACTTTCTTATTCTTCTTTGTTGATCCCATATGTGAGTTCTATCATACAGCGTATCCTTAAATTCTTCCTCAAACGTTTCCTTGAGTTGGTATGGAAATTTTAAACATACCCATACAGACCCATCGTCATTTTCCACCCATATTTTTTTAGAAAGATCTAAAACTCTAAATGGTTTTTTCCATATGGGATTTATAATATCGTCCTTATAATTAAAATAAGGTTCTACGACATTCTTGTACTTGTCAAGCAACTTAAGAATATAATTTGCTTGGTTCTGCGTAATTTGATTTCCGTCTCTTATATTTTGATAGAAACTATAGGTTGCTGACCTGTCATGAGGTTGTATTCCAATACCATTTTGTGATAAGGTATCAGCAAAATCTATAAAAATGTCTTCTATGTATCTAATTGCCATAACTACATTATACAGTGTTTGGAAAAACAAATCAAGAATTAATTTGTTTTAGAATGCTTTTTTCTAACCGTTTTACTGGAATTCCGTTAGAAATTTCCTCTAATGTCCACTCGGCGTGAGATAATTTTATAAGCCAATCTTCTCTATCAGGAAGATATGGATCTTTAATGTCATCCATTGTACAAGAAACTGGATGTGCTAAACTTGAACTATCACAAATGACCGGAGTTCCAGCAATTGCTGCATGTATGGGGGGTCCGCTGTTATGATTTATTACGACATGATAATCATAATCAATATCAAAGTCATCATAACTTCCTCTAATGTGTTGAGGAGTTTGTCTAAAAACATTTCTGTATTCGTGTTCTATTCCAGGAAGAGGACATCGAGGATGAGGTCTGATGTAGATGGGGTATTCACATTTTCTTTGAATTGTCTCAATTAAATTTGAAACCCAGTTGCTCATGGTCGGCATTCCCTCCCATTGTAAACTCTTGTTATGCTGTGTTGCAATTAGTATTGCTTTTTTTCTTTTTTCATTAAATGGTTTTAGTTCAATGCCTAATTTTTTAGGACGGTCGGCATCAAGATTTTCATCGTTAGCAAATTCTCCTAATCCGTTAATATGATCGAGACATATTCTCCAGGTGATATTTCTTTTAAAATTACCAACTTCAATAATTAGTAAAGGTCTATTTTTTTGTTTACACTCATGATAAACATTTAGATTTGACGCCATCCTGCCATGCCAGAGAACTGACCATATGACCGATACATCTTCGTCTTTGTTTACTATTTCGTGTCCTAATGCTTTCAATCCTAATTCAAATGCATTAAAAACTTGTGGACTATTGAGTGCACCGTATTCACGATAGAGTTTGAACTTCATTGGTTTCCTATAAATATTCGCATAGTATTTAACTGAAAAAGATGACCAAGTTTACAAAAAGAGTTACCAAAATGACCAGACCTCCCTTGGATGCCGTAGTTTTCGGAACTGCGTTTGGACATCTTGCTGATTTATTTGATATATATAAAACAGTATTTGTGTGTGGAGGAGAAATTCCGTCCTATAAAAGAAAAAATTTAATTTATAGAACAGATGTTCGTTCCACATTATCTTTATCAAACACGTCGATTGTTTTTGTGGATCTTGATAGGGTAAAAGTATTAGACGAGATTGGTCAACTTTTAACAAATGCTAAACCTGATATTATTGTTCAGGGAAAAGAAGTTATCCCAAGGGGATATACTGAAAATTTATATAGAATAGGATATAGAGCAGTAGAACAAAGTAAAAATTTTCATGTATGGAAGAAAGTGCAATGAGTATAAGTGTAGTAACAACATTTCATAAGCCTGGATATGATTTATATGGAAAGAGGATGATTAAATCCTTTTTAGAAAACTGGCCAGAAGAAATTAAATTGTATGTATATGCAGAAGACTGTCAGGTGGAAGAATCGGCACCTAATTTAATAATCAAGGACCTTCATTCTGCAAGTCCGGAACTTGTGGCCTTTAAGGAGAGATGGAAAAATGTTCCTAAGGCAAATGGTGATGTTAGTTCTGATCCGATAAGAAATAAAAGAAGAGATAGCGGTAAAGGATTTAAATGGAATGCTATTAGATTTGCACACAAGGTTTATAGTATATTTTCCTGTGCTAATGAGTGTGGCAGCGATTGGTTGTTTTGGATGGATGCTGACACTTTCTGTCATAGTAAAATTACATTAAAAGATCTTGGAAGATTTCTTCCTGGAAAAAAAGAACTGTGTTATCTTGGAAGGAAAGGAAAGTATAGCGAGTGTGGACTATACGCAATGAGATTAAACAGTGATAATACAAAAGAATTTTTAAAAGAATTTCAAAGAGTTTACGATGATGCTGAAGGAACTGGCGGAATATTTTCGATGGCTGAATGGCATGATAGTTATGTATTTGATATAGTTAGACAGAGATTTAATAATCTAAATCAACTAAGTTGGTCTGAAAACTTAGGTGACCTTAGAGCAAGTCCTAATACTTCTAAGGGAGAAGGACATCCATTAATTAATAGTGATTGGGGAGCATATCTTGATCATCTCAAGGGTGGTAGAAAAACACTTGGAAAGAGTAAGAGAGATGATTTAAAAGTTCCCAGAACTGAACCTTACTGGCAACAATTTAGTTAAAGATACTTTCTAAAAAATTGCCACGCTTCGCCACTTTTTAGTTCATCAAAGTTCCAATGGCACATGGCAAGTTTTTCTATCCATTGTTGTCTTTCAGGTAATTCTGGATTTTCTATTTTAGATAAATCCGTATTAGCAACTTCCTTGCTTTGGCTATATTCAGGTTGAGGATCAGTTATAAATGCAGGTACACCCTCAATAATACTTGCTACACTTGGTGAACTATTATATACAACAGTTGCCCATGCTTTTTCTAAATCGTGTTTAATGTTAGGCTTATTGCTTAATGAAACATTAGGATGATTGATACGAAGATATGTGTGTGATTTTTTATCTCCAGGATGCGCTCTCACTATAATGTGTCTTTGGCTGTATTTTCTAATTTCGGTTATAATGCTGTCCATCCATTGCATTACGTGAAGACCCTTCATAGACCAACCACCATTCCTTTGTAAACAGAGCAAGATGTGTTCGCCACTCTGTCTCCAAGGTTTAAGTTGTAAACTTAGATTAGCACTTATCTTTTGCCATCTTGTTGGATCAACATCCTTATCAAAATAAAATCCTGTTGTTGGAAATACTCCATCAAAACTGTATCTTAAATATCTTTTTGAATTGCCTGGATCTGCATACAAAAATAAATTACTGTCAACTATGAGAGATTTTTTATTTCTTTGCTTTTGAAAATTTACTGCGTTTTGTCTTAACACAAGGTGAGGAGCAGTCTTACCGTGTTCGTGTACAAATCCTTGTATAAGTGCAACATCACTTTCAATAACATTAAACCCCTGATGTAACACTCCTATATCTCCACTCTTGTTAACTCCTTCAATGAAGTTATTAAGAATCATAGGTTTTTCTGGATTATTATTCCTTGAAGGAATTCCGCTGATATATGCTACTGCTTTATACTGAGGCATTATACTTACTCACTAACTTATGTGCTGTGCCATTCATTAATTCTTCTTTGGTAAATTGATTATAACTTAGAAATGCTAACCAATTGCCCAATGGACCGTAGTATAAATCATTTATGTCAGAAAGACTGCTCTTGGTCACAGGATTTGTTACGTGTTTATCAAGAGTGATTGCAGGAACTCCTGCCCAAATGGCTTCTGTTGCTGCATTTGAATTAATGCTGATCACACAATAATAATCATCATTTTTAAGTTCTTCAAAAAGATTTGTTCTTTCTCTCAGAGGCTTCTTTTCTCTAAATTTTATTTTCTTGTCAGTATATTTTCTAAGTTCTTTTTCAACATCATACTTCCAAGTTTTTAAATCGCAATGAAAAATACTTGCTGCAAAGGGTCCAGGTTCAATAATATAAATTATATCTCCGTCTTTTCTCCAATCAGTGGGATATTTGTTAAAAATGCCCAGCCTATCTGTGGGTGCTTGGAAATACTCTCCGTAGTGTAGATGATTCCTTACGAGCCTGTGCCATTTTTTATTAGGCTCAAGAAAGTTTGTGTATCCACTATCAATAAACCAAAAAGGATATTTCTTATCAATCTTGGTGACAAGCAATTCTTCGTTACCAACTGTATTTCTTATTAGACAATCTTCTTCGTAGTTTGTAAAGTTTTTTCTTCTCATTAACTGAGCATTGGGATCTATGTTAAATCCAGTTGCCTTTACAAATTCACGAAATTTACTGTTCTTATATGCTTCAAAAATTTTCTCTTCACCAAATTTTTCAACGAACTGTTCAATGCAGGTGTGTATTTTATGAAAGTTTTCTACCTTCTTATCCTGCATTGTAGTTGTTACGGTATCAATGTATTCTTTCAAATCCTGTCTAATTGATTTTTGTAATTTATCTTTGAACTGTTTCTTTTCTTCCTTGGTTAAGGGTTCGGCTTTCCCTCTTTCGATTTGCTTGTTTCTTTTACCAACCCATAGATCAAGAAACGTGGACATGTATCTTGTTTGTATTTCATACTGTCTAACATATCCGCTGTATGATAATAATGAGTTTAAGAAATGTGCAATTTCTTTGTTGTTCAATAATAATTTCATGAGTATCTTTCTATTAGTTCTACGGCCTTACCGCTTTCAATTTCCTGTATGGTAAACTGTCCGTATGCAATATTGTAACATTGTTTTAGTATGGTTTGTTGATCTGGCTTGTACGGGTTTGATAACTGAGAAAGGTCAGTGGATGCTAAAGGACTTGCCGCACAGGGAACGCTAACAAATGCTGGAATACCATATAGTACAGATTCAAGAGCCGCTATGCTGTTAAAAGCAACGGTAGCATAAACTCCACTATCAAATGCATCATAAATTGTGTAACCCTTATTTCTTTCGCTTCTTGCTCCCTTAATTCTAACTTCGACAGGAAGATCACTATACTGTTTTATTTTTTGTTCTGTTTCTGCTACCCAGGTATCATAATCAAAGTTATAATACTTGCAAGCCTTGGGATTAGGCATTACTAATAATATTTTTTTATTATAGTTTTTCCAACCCTTCCAAGTAAGTCGAGGATCCTGTTTAGCCAATGCATCCCAGCGATCCGATGGAACATTTCTTATCGTGGACAATTGATTTTCGTTTTTTACAACTCTATGCCAAACCTTTTTACCGCTTGGATTTCCAGGACTTGGAAAGTTTCCAACATATCCTGTATCAATATAGTAAAAATCTCTATTAATGTCTATACATCTGTTTACGTGATCCTTCTTGATGACTCCCCTAACAACTAAAGGTTTATCTTTTTCTTCAGGATCGGTAGTAAACTTTCCTTTTGAACCAACCACTAACGATTCTTCAAGCGATCTATCTTTCATTCTATCCTTCCATCATATCGTAGAGTTCTTTTTTCCACTCTTTATGATATTCACAGGTTCTGTAATTTTCAAACCAAGGTCCGCCTTCGGTATAGTGTATTAACTTAGGTTTACCATCATCTGGTTCCTTATACCAACCCGCCAGCCAATTCCATTCTGGTTTTAGTTCGCCTATTTCTTCATCTTTTAACCAACTAAACCTGTGTAGGTACTTTCCTGTTATTTCAGGATCATTAATCAATTCCACGTTTAGATTTTGATTACTTGGATGCCCACAATTGAATAACATCACACTGGACCAATTTTTTCTTGGATATACTGTTTGTGCCTTTCCGTCCATCTTAACACCTTCTTTTGGTGCATAATCGTGTTTAACGCACATTACTGCATACTTGTCGTCGGCCTGCGCAAATAATTCTGCAATATCCGTTTGTAAAATCATATCGCAGTCCATAAACAATGCCCAGCCATTAAAGTTAGACAGTTCAGGAACGAGGAATCTTGTAAAGGTAAATTCTGTTGATGCTAATTTATCAATAGGCCTATCATAGTATCCTTGTTCTCTTAGATCTTTTTGTATTAGTGGACGTACTTCCACATCCTTGTTTCTGCTTACAATGCTGTGTTTACAAACTTGATAAGCAATATCCTCTCTTGGATCATATCCTACAAATACTTTCATTGTTCCTCCAGTATTCTTTTTGCCTTACCAGAACTTAATTCACTAACGTGAAATTGTCCATATGATAAATGGCATCCCCACGCATGTAATTTATCCTTGTCCGGATAGTAAGGCTCGTTTATTTTTGTTAAGTCACTCAGCCCAACTGGTTTTGCAGCATTTGCTGGTGCTAATGTAAAAACTGGTATTCCATGGAATATCGATTCAACGGCAGCATTTGAATTATAAGTTACTAATGCAAATACATCATTGTCAAGTGCAGATTCTAAACTATCGTTTAATCTATCAATTCTCTGTTTAGTTCTTTGTCTAATTTCTACAGGCCTATCAGTATTTCTTTTTATTGTATCAACTGTTGTTGCAATCCAATCATCAAGATTAATACCATAAAATTTACAAGGTTTTTCGTCCGGAGCAGCAACAAGTATTTTTCTACCTGTCTTTTTCCAAGGTCTAAATTTTTTATTAAAAAATTCAAATCTATCGCTCGGTCTTTCTTTTATTTCGCCGTGCTGTAGATCATTTTTAACAATTCTATGCCAATACTTCCAGCCATTAGGATTAGTTTTTGTTCTTTCATTACCCCAATAGCCAGTATCAATGTAATAAAAATCTCTACCGTTTTCCCAACACTTATGAATAATTTTTTTCTTAAGAATTCCTCTTAGGACTATTGGTTCCATTTCTTCGTCGTTGTATTTAAACTTGTTTGAATCAATCACACTGGTTCCACAACCTTGTGCAAACATGTTTACATAAGGATCTTTTTTTTCTTTACTTAGAAAAATCCAATTTTTCATTTTCTTTCAATATCCTCTTCAACACAGTTTTCACCGTATTGAATTTCAACAACCTGTAATGGTTGATCAGTTTCATTGGCAAGCATGTGCCATTGCATGTTATCTATGTGTAATGATTCGTGTTCCTTGTAGGTTCCGTGCAATTCATAATCTGTAGATTGTGTGTCTATGGTATAGACTGTGGCTGTTCCTTTCGCAACGAACCAATGTTCAGCACGGTCCTTGTGTCTCTGCATGCTGAGAGTCTTTCCTGGGTCAACAGTTAATTCTTTAACCTTTACTTTATTACCATACTCATGTAACACTCTATAATAACCCCATTGTCTTTCGGTCTTTGGAGCCTTCCATTCGGTTAAGATCCAACTGCTCGAATTCTTTTTATCTTCGCCGCCAATACCAAATTCAAATGATAGATTATCATCTTCTACATCCATTTCTGGAATGTTGTTAGCAGTTCTGTCTCCTCCATTAGCAAATACTAAATGTGCATCTGGGTAGTGCGCTCTTACCTGTCGTATAAAATTCTTTGCTGTACCATCGTCATCGACAAATGTAAAAGTTTCATCAACCATTTCCAAATTATTCACAATAGTAAGGCGCTCATTCCAAGGCATAAATGCTCTTCCCTTCTTGCGCTCTAACCACTCGTCTGAATTCAAACCTACAATAAGCCTATCACCTAAGATTTTTGCAGCCTTGAAATATGCAATGTGTCCTGAATGTAGCGGATCAAAGCCGCCAGTTACCAATACAATCGTTTTCATGCTTATATTTATGTACGCAGTTAATTTGGTAAATACAGAAGTGAAAAGGATCAAAATATGAAAATTCTTATATGTGGTTTACCTGGAAGCGGAAAGACAACGCTCGCAGAACCATTTGCCAAACTAATTAATGCTGTATGGATCAATGCTGATGCTGTTAGAACTGAATATGATGATTGGGATTTTACACCCGAAGGTCGTATCAGACAAGCACAGCGCATGAAATATCTTGCTGATGGTATTGTTAAGGCAGGAAGAATCTGTGTGGCAGATTTTGTAGCACCTACACCAAAGGCACGTGACGAGTTTGGTGCTGATTATGTCGTATGGATGGATACCATTAAGGAAGGAAGATTCGAAGACACAAATAAAATGTTTGTGCCTTTAGAAAAAGGGCAGTATGATTATCATGTAGCCGAATGGTTTAAGGATACTCATATTCAACTGGTAGAAGTTGTAAAAAACTACATGCAAAAACAACAGAGGTAAACATGTTTGATTGGAAGAAGCCAACTACGGAGATGTTAGGTAGATGGCAACCGTGGCACCCAGGCCACACAGCATTGTTTAAAAAGGCATATGCTGAAACTGGTCAGGTAGTAATCATGGTAAGAGATGTTGGAGGTATCGTTGGAGAAGATGCCGGAGCAGGAAGAACCATAGCACAAAATGATAATCCTTTTGAATGGGAACAGGTAAAGAATAATATTATCGATGCGTTGTGGAAAGAGGACTTCCGTGAAAATGAAGATTATATTATTATGAAAGTTCCTAACATAGTAGATATCTCATATGGTCGAGGTGTGGGTTATACATTTACACAGCACGACTTAGGTGAAGAAATTCACAGCATCAGTGCTACCGATATTAGAAAAAAATTAAGGGAAGAAGGTAAATTATAGACTTGCGTCTTCGAGGCCGCTTGTTCTAAGTTTCACTATGTTCGAGAGTTGCCATTGCTTGATGTCAAGTCCCTTGATAATGCCAAGCCATTTGTTACGAATGAGGGCAAACTCGTTGATAATTTTTTCAAAATCAACAACATCTGCCTCACCGTCAACAAATTTTTCAGCATCTCTCGAACTTAATTGTCTTTGATAGTTTTCAACATATTTTCTGAAATGTGAAGCACGTAATCTTCTTAATTCAATATTAAGATACTCCAGTATTGCTTCAATTTCCTGTAATTGGCTGAAACGGGTTTCAACTATGGAAGGCATGGTCGATGCTGCTCTTTCAATCCTACCAGTTATGTTTGTTTCTTTCTTGGCTTCAATTAATTGATCCTCAAAATACTTTATAGCGTCTGGTATAGTTGAAATATCTTTAGAAACTTTATCGTACCAATTTACCATATGTTAATTCCATTCATCATCAATTATATCATTTTCATGATCTTCTTGATCAATTGAATATTCAATCGCACTATCAAGATATGTATCCACACCCAATAGTCCTTCGATCAAAGATTCTTCCACTCCATAATCTAATAAAGTGTTAATGAATTCTTGCGCAACATCCGATTTATTTTTTTCCGGAACATGTACGCTCATTATATTCCATAGATCTGCTAACAAGTCAGTTGTCATAGTTTTTTTATTCTCCATTGACAGGTTCTGTTTCTACCTCTACGTTTTCTACTTCTTCTGCAATGTCAGGCTTGTTAGCAATGTCCTTAATAATCATATCAAGTTTTTCGCCAACCCATGCCTTTCTGTATTCCAAATGCACTTCTCCGTTGAGGTCAGTGTATTTAAGTCGATTACCATCTTTCTTCAGTAAACCTTTTGCTTCAAAAAGATCAACCAATCCACTATATGGATCCATTCCTGTTTCATATGGAATCTTAACTTGGACTGATTCAAACGGTTTTGCGTAACGTGTCTTCATTACCTTACAGGCTGCTCGAATTCCTCGAACGTCTGTAACTTTGTTACCATCTAAATCTTCTTTTAGTTTTAATTTACGCATTGCTACCACGATAGATGAAGCGTAGATAAATCCTTGTCCGCCTGAAATCTTATCATCCGGATCAAACATATCCTGTGATGCGTATGTGTGGTTAGTACACACCATACCCACGTTGTAACTACCAATCATGTTAACTGTGTTACGCACGAGTGCTGTTAGTGCCTTAGGCTTACGACCCATGTCACCCTTCATATCACCCTTTTGGAAC